GGTTTCAAGCACAAGGTCAGCATCCCTGCTGGATTCGCCAGCGGAGACACCCAAAGGCACATCCGTTGCGGCTCCAATTTGGAGTTTGTTGTTTGTTCCGTCTTTTGCGAGAAGAACGCCAACACCGCTAACGGTTTCGGCGTCTTTCAAGACTGCGTTTCGTGGGTCGTTTCCTGTAAATGCTACCATTTTTGTTCACCTCAAAGTTCGTTGTATTTTGGAGCGCGAATTCGCTCATCGTTGTTCTCAGACCCGGAGAGGGTCTTGTTCCAAGCACCGGCCCATGCGTTCCATGCTTGAGAGTAAAGGGTTTCGGGGGTTTCCACCATCTTTCCGTTGAGGTAGTTGGCGACAACTGCCTCGGAAACAGGTTCGGGGGAAGAGACTTCGGAGGCGACAGCGGGTTCGGCTGGCTTCATGTCCACAACTGGTTCAGCAGGGTGGGATGCTTCCCAAGATGCGATGATTGATTCAAGAGTCTCGGAGGAAAGGTCATCATGACCCTTCATACCAAGTTCGGTTGCGGCTTCAACAAGGGACAAGCGTGCTTCTTCATGCTTTGCGGCTTCCATAGCACGCATGTTCTCAAGTTCAGCACGAGCGAGGACAAGTTCGGCTTGAAGTGCCTCCATCTCGCTTGCTTCGGCGTTTTCATCAAGGATTTGTTCTTCGGACATGGTGTCGTTCTCCTTTCGGTAATCTGCCCAAGATGCGGTTTGACTTATCAAGGTTTCTTCCACACTTGCTGTTCTCTTTGCTCGTGGATGTCCTTTAGGAAGAAGGTCATTGTCTTGCTTGTAGTTGGGGTTAGAGGGTCGCCCATTCCGTAGTAGGTAAAGAAAAGCGTTGACACGGGCAACTCCCCATCCATTTCTTGACATGTTAGGGGCATGACTTGTGGAGAAAGCACCAGCACCACGACGGAACACAGTAAGAAGCGCACCCATAGAGGCTCGGCTACCCTTACCTTTCTTGTTATGCTCTTGCATTTTGTTTTGAATGGTCTTGCGGGTTGCAGGGGAGACTTGAATTGATTTGTTGGGTTTCTTGGCGGAGCCGGGTGGGTTTTTCTTTGAACCTCTTCGTCGCTCACTTGGCTTGGCAGGGGTTTTTCTTGGGTCATTCTTTCCGGGTCTTCCATATTGCACAGCCTCAACATTTTCTTGGATTTTAGTTGCGGTTTCAATTGTAGCGCGTGGATAAGCGGGTTTGTGAACGATGGCGAGGTGGTCAAAGGTAAAGTCCATGTCAAAGACCATACCTTTTTCGTTGGCCGAGATAGGAACGCCGTAGCCACCAATAGACACACCATAGTCAGCCTTGAGCCACATACCGGACTCCAACGCCTCAAACAATTCGGAACGCTGAACATGGGCTACATATCGGACTTCATAGCCGTCCTTGCCTTTGTCATCCATTTCAGCAGAAGCGACAATACCAACATTGGCTTCATTGACGCCACCATCGGTGTTGCGCTCAAAGCCCACGGCTTTTGGTTTAGGGTGGTTGAGCGTCAAGTCTGCACCAAACATTTGCTTGATTGCGGCTTCTGCGCCACGCTTTGTCAAAGCCCACTTGTTTTTGTTGAATCCTTCGTGGAAAGCAACACCTTTTATTTCCATAATAGTATTACCAGTAGATGCTTCTACTGTTGCGCTAATGGATTCAACAGAAACCTCCATGGTAACATTGACAGGTTGACAAGAGCCAGCGACCATTTCTTCACCAACGGGACATTCTGCGGCCATGCCCTTCTTTTTCTTTTCATCATCTGTGTGATAGGAAGCCATTTTTTCTTTGTCGTCTGTGCCGTAGCCAGCCTCTTTGTCGCTCACCATCTTTGGTTCAACATCACGGCCACTATTTTTGCTCATGTATTCTTCATGAGTTTTACCGGGCATAAAAACAGTCTTGCCGTCTTCTTCGTGTGAATGAATACCATCAAGACCCATTTCCTTTGCTCGGTTCATGGCTTCTGCGGGATTGTCAAAAACATCGCGCCGAATCATCTTGGCTTCAACAGTTTTATCGCAGTCGTTACAACCACAGCCACCTTCTTCTGCCTCAACGACTTCTTCAATTCCTTCAAGGATTTCTCCTTCGTTTTCCATCCATTCATCATGCAACATGTATTCCACCTCGCTTGCTTCTACCTTACGACCACTTTCCCATTGTCGGCATGACCAATAGCGTGCTTTGGTCTTTGGGCCGGGAGTATCACAGTTGTGTCGGGAGCGAAAGTTTTTGCGGCGTGCGGGGTCATCACGCTTGATTTCCATGTTAGGGTCACCAAAGCGAACAATCACAACACG